TGAAGAGCATGGATTTGTGATTGTTGCATCGGTGAAGTTATTAAACATGTTCTGAGGAAGGCTAGCTGCACTAGTATTCATGTTTGTTACATTTGCGCTGAACCTTCCAGGGTGATCATTGGTATTCGTTTCAAAAAGCTCTATTGACTTTATGGCCTGATCTGATTGATTTGCGACCTCGGTATTGTCAGCGTGAGTAATCCCAAGCGATATGGGATCTCTGCCTAGCGCGAACAAAAGCCTTGAAGACTGTGATATATATTTAAATGTCCCAAGAGCGCTTTTTGAATTAGCATGGATACTGTCAATCTGGTATATTTTGCAGACAGTTCCGGTAGTCCCGCCCATTGTCTCGTTACCAATTTCAAAATAAAGCTGAACATCATCCGTAGAAGTTGTTCTTGGGTTAAGGCTATCCCTGAAGATGCACCTGATACGATTGTCGCTGCCAATCCCTGCTAGAACTTCATCATTGCTAGAACCACCCTCTGCCGATGTGATTAGATGAATGTTTGAATCATCCTGATATGCTACCGATAGTTTATTGGCATGCGATCCTGTAACTCTTGCTCGATGAATCGCAATATGAGAATAAAATGTCCCATCAATTTGATGCTCCCAAATAGAGCTGCTTAAGGTGTTCTCGGGTGTTGTAAGCTGATAATGCCGAACATAAGTATTTCCGCCTGTTGCAAAGGTAGCTGCAATATTTATTTTAAAGACAGTATAACTATCACAAACATCGAAAGATGCAGTGCTTAACTCATAACTGCCTCCAACCGTTAGCGGATAATTAGCAGATGCAAAAATCTCTGTTCCTGCCTTGGTTGTTGCCCCTGCCGAATCTTTAACGACGATCGGGTTTGTTGTAGGGTCAACGACCCAGACCTTGAAGGCCCCTTCATCCTCACCAAATATATAAAACTTGCCAGCTCCCAGATTCCAGACCGGCTTCATTCTTCGGCCATTGTTCCCCGAGAACTCTGCGGCACCAAGCTTTATGTCTGACTCAATTACGGAATTAGTCTCTCTATCGACAATAGAGAATCTCTTATTGTAAACCTTCTTATTGTTGGTCCTGTCCCAGTCAACATCGACGAAGGTAACACAGGCCCACTTTCCATCATGGCTAATTGCGGTGTTTGAATCTTCCTGCCTTACGACAGAGCCCTTGGATACAGGGATTGCCGAATAATCAATCCCCTCCGAGAATCCTTTGTTACCGATAAACTCTCCAGAGCCATAGCTATAAACAGAGCCAGCGGTTACTGTCCCTGAAGATGCCCTGTCTCCAATGATTGTGTTTCTGGCAACTACTGAGTTCTTGTATTCCACAACATCGCTAGCGGCCTTATCCACAAGGGAATACCCATTGCGCTTATCAATCGCCCCTATCTTAGAAAACCTACCATTCTCAAGAGTAACAAGATGCTCCGGTGGCAAGATCTTGTGATCTACCTTCCCTTGAACACCATTCGCAAATTTAATACTGGATTTATGTTTTCTTAATGGCATTTAAAATATCCAAAATGAAACAGTTAATTCGTTACCACCTAGTATGCTCAAGCTGTAATAAAGAGATTCATCACTACTTGCTTGAGGAACAAAATGATCAAAGGTCTGGATAACTCCTGTCTTCTTATTTCTAATCATGACAGGGAAGGCCCCCTTAAACTTTCGACCTAGACCATGACCCACTGCCACCGTAGTCCCGCTTGGAACATCAACAACAATAAGCTTGCCATCCAGAATCTCTTTATCCTTAAGAAACCCTACGGACTCTTGGAGTATCGACTGATGCCTATTCGCAACCTCATTATCCCCATATTGCGAATCAAATCGCTTCATCTAAAAGCTCGAAGCCAACCAGAGCGTGTGCCCGTTAGTTCATCAGAAATACCTCCTGGTTCACCGGCATCTCTATTGGCTGCTGCTTCCTCAATTCTCATTCTAATTGCTTCAAGCTCTCGCTCAATAACAGTGGTACTAAGCTCTTCTTTTTCCTTCATCTTATAAACTGCGGTGACAATTGCGTACTCTTCCCAATTTGACATAATGAAACTGTTAATCTCGTCATCGTCATCTTCAAGGTCTGAGAATGCAGGAACATACCAAAGCTTAATGGTTGAAGTTGTGTTTGGCTCAGGAATGAACTCAATACCATCCCCTCTAATTTGATACTGGTAATCCGTATAGCCGCCGCGACCAGTGATCGCAGTTGCAACGTATCTATCACGTTCCTGAAATGAGAATCGACGGACCCTAATTGTTTCCCCAGAGTCAGTAGCATCTACGCCAAGACACTTGTAGAAATTTCTAATTCCTAGCTCGTCAAAGGTATATGTAGTCTGACCGCTAACAAGACTGAACTCCCTAGAGGTGACATAGTAATCCTCAAATTTTTGAACGAGGATGTCATGCAGCTCACCAAGACCGACATTGATATAACGGTCAATCTCGGAATCGGAAAAGAAGTTATTCCCAACAGCATCAGCCCTGGTTCTTGCTCTGCTCCGAAGTGTAGATAGATCAGTTGCCATATTAGGTTCCTACAATAAAAATTTCACACTTAGGAGTTCCGGTTGCTGGAGTGAGGACAAGATCCTCAGACACCTTAACGTCCGGGGTAGCAAAAATACCATTAGCAGGAATAACCACATCTACGTTCGCAGTTGCGTCAGTATCTATTCTTGCCGTAATAGGGGTGGACGAGCTATTCTTAATAACTAAAAGAGTTATCGTCCCAAACATTCCCGTATCAAGAGTGAATGGAGTATCAATCTCAAGGTGCATGTATTCATCAGGAGTCAGAGTAAAAGCTGCTGGCTTAAACTTAGTCCTTGCCGTACTGAAATCTGAAACTTCAGAATAGACACCTTTTACTTCTAACTTAGCATGAGGCATAGCTATTCCTCCATGTCATCAATGCACAGATGAATCGCATCTTTCAGAGCCGACGCAAAACCTTCTTCGTCTTCATTCTGAACAGCCTCATAAGCTTCCGAAGCTGCCTCAGAAAATGCCTCGTCATAGTCAGATCCTTCTTCGTGCTCTTCTTCTTCGTAATCTTCTTCGCTCTTCTTGCCCTTTTTCGACTTCTTGCCGCCAAGCATGATAGCTAGAACATTTTCTTTCTTAGCCATGAAACTCTCCAAGTAAAAAAACAGAGGGGCACTAGGCCCCCCTGCTAGTTTATTTACGCTGTAGGATCTGTATCTTCCAACAGAACAGCAACAAAGTGAACTTCAATATCAGAAGCAAAAGATGGCCCCTGAATATTACCAGCATCATCACAGACGTTGAGAACAAAACTCCCACCATCAGTATCCGCAGTAACCGTATGCGACTTAATAACCGCAAACGCAGACTCGCCACTAGCAAATCCGTCATTAAGAACAGTGGCAACAATACTGATTACTCCATCGTATTGACGATCAAGAGTAACGGTAAAGTTTGCTCCACTGTATGAGACAGAAAATCCATCACCAGCATTAACTGTTGGTGTGGTAGCCCCGGCAAAACGTCCTGCAACAATTGCTACATTTCCAGTAGATTGCATAGAATTAGCAAAACCCATTTTATCCTCCTTATGCCAATGCTACGCGGCAATTAAAGCCGGGTGCCTTGCAAATAAGATTTCCGTAATAACCCCAACGGTATTCAACGCCATCAGCATTAGATTCTCGGACACCTTTAAGTCCGTCGAAGTCCAAAATGCGTGGAGCCTGTCCAAGGGTTTTGAGAGCCCAAGTGTCTAACTGGAGCAAGTAGCCAACATTAATTGGGCAGTTATGATCAGCATAAATGGAGATCATTCCAGCAGGAGAAGCTAACTTAAGACTTGCGAAGCCAAAAGTTGCCGCTGAATCCTTTCCGCCATATCGACGACGGGAAGCACCCTGGTCTGCTGTACCGGTAATCAAAGCCTTGCCTTCAAGGTCAAGAGCCAGTTCAGCCCAGTCAGTTGGGTTGCAGAAAAACGCATCAGGACGACCACCTTCGCGAGCAGTCTTCACTGCCGCGTTAATGATTGTTGCCTGTGTGCTAGTAGCCCATGCCTGACGCTGACCTCCAAGACGAGTAGCGTCTTGTGCTCGGTTTACGCCAAAAAATGGATCGGTAGTAATTGCCGATGGAATCCAGGCATCAAGACCAGACATCTTGAGATTAGTGCCGCCATCAGCCGCATCACCCTCAATATGGAAATGGTCATCTGCCGCTAATGCAGGAATCCCTGTTGTTCCAGCAACGTTGACTGTAATTGTATCGGCATCCCGATCAACTCCAGTTACCTCCAAAACGCCGGGACGAAGAGAACCACCATCAGTAGCGCTCGCCTTAATGCGATATCCAACCTCAAAGTTAATGGCATGACCAGCCTTTAGCTCAATGGTTGTATCAGCAAGACTTGGAAGACCACCATCGGTA